GCGCTGCTGACAACGCAAGCTTTGATTGGACGCCACTAGACGAAGCAACTGCCTATAAATGGGTTGTTGAAAGTTGGTCGCGTGATTTCCAATATGCAAATGTAAATACGATCAATGCCACTTTCCGTCAGGTCTTTGAACCGTAATGGCATACGCACCCTGGACTGCTAGCACTGCCTTTGCCGTTGGCAACATCCGGCGTTCTACAACGCTGCAGGCATCAGGTCTGGTTTTCCAATGCACGGTAGCTGGCACCAGTGGCGCCACTGAACCTGTCTGGGCAACAGACGTTGGCAGTTACATCACCGATAACACCGTTACCTGGGTTGCGATTGCTAGCAGCTACGAGGATCTAGCTGCCATTGCACCGAGTGCAATTATTGAGTTGTTTGAGCTGACGTTGGACACAACGTTGCACGGTAGCAACGACACGTATCGCTTCCATAACGGCGCTAACGCTAACGTCAGCGGCAACATCGTCTGGAACGGCAACTCATACACCCGCCTACCAGTGAAAGCGGAGGGCTTTGAATACACCAACACCGGCACACTGCCGCGCCCCACGCTGACCATCGCCAACCTAGACGGCACGATGACAACATTGCTGTTGCTCGTGAATGCCACCACAGCAGGCAATGACCTTGGTGGCGCCACCGTCAAGCGCATCCGCACACTGAAAAAATATTTAGACGGTCAAGCAGCAGCAGATCCCCACGCCAAATTCCCAGATGAGGTTTGGTTTATAGATCGCAAGGCAAGCGAAACCCGCGATAGCGTCAGCTTTGAGCTTGCTAGCAAATTTGATCTTGCTGGTGTGATGATCCCTAAGCGGCAGATCATCGCCAACATCTGCCAATGGCAGTACCGCAGCACGGAGTGCAGCTACACAGGTTCCACTTACTTCAATGTCAACGATCAGTCTGTTGCCACGCTGGCTGCCGACAAATGCGGCAAACGCCTCAGCTCGTGCAAGCTGCGGTTTGGCGCCACGGCTGAATTACCCTTTGGCTCGTTCCCCGGTGCAGGCTTGACCGAATGAATCTGTCAAAAACCATCCAGCAGCAGGCACTGGAGCACGCCAAGGCTGAGTTCCCTGTTGAATCCTGCGGGCTTGTTGCTGTCATCAAAGGACGCAAGCGGTATTTTCCATGCCGCAATCTGGCAGAAACCCCAGATGAGCACTTTGTCCTGGATCCGCTGCAGTACGCCGAGATTGAGGATCAGGGCGAAATCGTGGCGGTAGTCCATAGCCACCCCAAGACCAACCACGCTCCATCACAGGCTGATCGCGTCGCGTGCGAAAAATCCGGGCTGCCCTGGCACATCGTCAATCCCCAGACCGAGTTGTGGGGCTACTGCGAGCCTGATGGATTCGAGCTGCCTTACGTCGGGCGTGAGTTTGTGTTCGGCATTGTCGATTGCTACAGCCTTTGCAGGGACTGGTACAAGCGGGAGTTTGGACTGGATCTGAAGGACTACGACCGCCGCGATCAGTTCTGGCTCAAGGGCGAGAGCCTATATATGGACAACTTCGCCAAGGAGGGCTTCCACCAAATACCACTGGAGGAGCTGCAGTACGGTGACGCCATCCTGATGCACATGGAGTCATCGCTGCCCAACCATGCGGCAGTGTACCTGGGCGATCAGTTGATGATCCATCACCTGCAAAGGCGGCTCAGTAGCAGGGATCTGTACGGCGGTTATTATTTGAAGAGCACTGCCTGCGCCCTTCGGCATGAAAGTCGTTAAGGTCTACGGCGCACTCCGCAAAAAGCTGGGGCAATGCCGTTTTGAATTTGACGCAGAAACGCCCGCGCAAGCATTTAAGGCGTTGTGTGTCAACTTTCCTGGGCTAGATACGTGGTTATTGAATAGCGAAAAGGATGGCGTTAGCTATCGAGTAAGTATTGGCAAAGAGAAGATTGATGAAAATAATGCAGTGCTTGCCCTTTGCCCATGGAGTGAACGTGAGGTTTTGAGTATTACTCCAGTTCTCGCAGGTGCTGGTGGCAGCGGCGCACAAATTGGGATTGGCATTGGTTTGATTGCGCTGTCATTTTTGCTGCCTGGTGCCGGTGCATTTGGCACAGTTGGTCTAGGTGGCAAATTAGCGGCGGGCACAGCGGTAACTGCCGCACAAACTGCAGCAGGTTTAACGGCTGGCAGCGCATTTTTGACTTCTTTGGGTACAGTATTTAGCTTGGTGGGCGCATCGTTAGTACTAGGCGGAATCGCACAAGCTATTTCACCGTCCCCCATTCAATCAACAAGCATATTTGAACGCGGACGTGAAGCAGCAAAAATGGAATCATTTACCTTTAGCGGCATCGTCAATACTGCAAAGCAAGGGATGCCTGTGCCCATCGCTTACGGGCGTTGTTTTGTAGGTTCCGCCGTGCTCTCTAGCGGTCTTGACGTGGATCAACAGATATGACACGGATTGTTGGTGCTGGCGGCGGTGGTGGCGGCGGTTGCTTTCTAGGGCATACCCTGATCGCCACACCAAACGGTGAACGCCGCATTGATGAGCTGCAACCCGGCGATCTGGTCTGGAGCTTTGACCATAACGGCGACATCCATGAAGCCGCAGTGCTCAAGATTCATGAGCATGAAAACGAGCCTGTCATCAGCTACACGCTTTGGGGCGGTCAGATCCTTGACGCCACACCAAACCACTGGGTACTCAACCAGTTCAATGCCTTCGTCGAAATCAACACCCTTGGCACAGATGACTGCCTAGTTGACCACAACGGGCACCTACGCCCCATCGTCAACAAAACAAACGCAGGCACCGGCACTGTCTACAACCTGACTGTCGAAGGGCATCACACCTTTATTGCTGCTGGCATCCGTGTTCACAATGCGGGTCTTGGTCTTGGCATTGCAGGTTCTGGCGGTGGCGGTGGAGGAGGAGGCAAAGGTGGCGGCGGCGGTGGTCAAAGCCGTACACCAACAGAAGCTGACGATTCACTGCAATCCGTTCAGTTCGGCAATGTGCTCGATCTGTTGTCAGAAGGCGAGATTCAAGGCATTGAAAATGGTAACAAGGGCATTTTTCTATCAGGGACACCAGTTGAAGATGCTGCCGGCAACAATAACTTCTCGGGTTTTACAATCGTTACCCGCAATGGCACACAAGCCCAAACTTATATCAGCCAGCAGGTTGGAACAGAAAGTGAGGAAGGCGTCAATGTAGAAGTCATCAAGGCAACGCCAATCACCCGCACAATCACAGACACCGATGTTGACCGCGTGCGCGTCACACTTCAAGTGCCGTCACTGCAAATTATTCAAGACAACGGCGATATTGTTGGTCATAGCGTACAAATAGAAATCAAGGTTCAGTACAACGGCGGCGGCTATAACACCGTGGTCAGTGACACCATCAGCGGCAAGACTAGCAACTCCTACCAGCGTGATTACATGCTGACGCTGAGCGGGGCATTTCCTGTTGATATTCGCGTGGTGCGTGTTAGCGATGACGAATCATCAACTAAGCGTCAAAACCTTACGTTCTGGTTCAGCTACACAGAAATCATTGATGAGAAGCTGCGTTACCCCAATAGCGCACTATCATTCTTGCGCTTTGACTCTCGACAGTTTGATTCGATCCCAACACGCAAATATCTAATCCGTGGCATAAAAATCCAACTGCCATCCAATGCGTCTGTAGATACCACAACACATATCGGGCGTGTCACATATGCCGGCGTTTGGAATGGTACATTCAGCGCAGCAACATGGTGCAATGACCCCGCCGGGTGTCTGTGGGATCTGCTGACCAATACACGCTATGGCGCCTCTATCCCAACGAGCAGCCTTGACAAGTATGACTTCTTTGCAATCAGCCAATACTGCAACACGCTAGTTGACAACGGCAAAGGCGGGCAAGAACCACGCTTCTCGTGCAATCTGCTAATCAACAGTCGTGATGAGGTCTACAACGTCATCCAGGAGATGACCAGTCTGTTCCGTGGCATTGCATACTACGGCGCTGGGTCACTGGTGTTACAGCAAGACAAGCCTACCGACTCGCAATATCTGCTTGGTCCAAGCAATGTCATAGATGGTTTGTTTGTCTATAGCGGCACATCACAAAAGGCACGCCACACCTGCGCGACCGTTGCTTGGCAGTCTTACGACACCTTGGGCGAAGTTGAGTACGAATACGTTGAAGATCAAGATGCTGTCGCTAAATACGGCATCATCAACAAAGATATCAAGGCGCTGGGTTGCTACAGCCAAGGGCAAGCCCGTCGTGCCGGTAAGTGGGCATTGCTAAGCGAGCAAAACCTAACCGAAACTGTTACCTTCTCAGTGTCAATCGACAGCGGCATCATCCTGCGTCCCGGCATGGTGATTGACATAGCCGACCCATTGAAAGCCGGCTCACGTCGCAGCGGGCGCGTGACCAGTGCCACTACAACCGCAATCACGATTGACAGCACAACCAGCCTGTCGATTGATGTCACTAAAACACCAACAATCTCAGTGTTGATGCCCACAGGGCTTGTTGAGACCAAATCAATTAGCGGCATCAGCGGATCAGTTATCAGCGTGACCGGATCTTTTAGCGAAGCGCCAAACGCCAACACAATCTGGCTGGTGCAAACAACTGATCTGCAATCACAACAATATCGCGTGTTGAATGTTGCAGAAGCTGAGGACGGCATCTATGGCGTCACCGCCCTGGAATACAACAGCAGCATTTACGCAGCAATCGAAGCGGATCTCAAGCTAACTGAGCGTGACATCACCAACCTATCCGCTAAACCAGCCGCACCAAGCAGCATTTCAGGCACGGAATATTTATACCAAGACGGGCAGAACGTCTTCTCAGGCTATGACTTGAGCTGGATTAGTCCGAAGCAGCGCGTCAATGAGTTTCGTGTGAAGTGGCGCATTGATAACGACAACTGGAATCAAGCCAATACAACATCACCATCACTGCAAATTAAAAACACGCGGCAGGGTCGGCTATATGTTCAAATTACGGCAGTAAATTATCTCAACAAAGTAAGCGACATTGCTGCCGCTGAGTTCAGCCTACTTGGCAAAACAGCAGTCCCAGGCAATGTGCAGAATCTTACCTTTGAAGCTATCAACAATAACTCCGGTCGTTTGCGCTGGACTGAGACCGTTGACCTTGACGTAAAAGTCGGTGGTAAGGTACATATCCGCCACAGCAGCCTTACCGATGGCACGGCAACTTGGAGCAACAGTGTTGACCTGATCCCCGCTAAATCCGGCAGCTCTACCGAGGCGATTATCCCGCTTGTGGAAGGCGAGGTCTTGGTGAAGTATGAAGACGATGGTGGGCGTCAAAGCGCCACCGAAACTAGCGTCATCATTGACCTGCCAGATACGATTGCGCCACTAACAATCCAAACCCGTCGTGAAGATCAAGACACCCCACCATTCCAAGGCACCAAATCGGACACTTTTTACAGTGACGAATATGACGCCTTAACACTAGATGGCACGACTCTGTTTGATTCGGTTACAGATGTTGATGCCATGCCTGTGTTTGATGTCATCGGCAATGTTGTTTCCTCGGGCACTTATTCCTTTGCTAATACGCTTGATCTTGGCGCAATTTTTGCACTTGACCTCCGCCGGTATTTTGTCACCCGTGGTTACTTCCCGTCTGATCTGATTGACTCGCGCAGCAACACTGTTGATGACTGGAGTGATTTTGATGGTGGTATCACAGACAAGGTAAATGCCAAGCTGATGCTACGGATGACAAACGACAACCCTGCTGGCACACCAACCTGGAGCGCCTATCAGGAGTTTGTCAACGGTGCCTTCCGCGCTCGTGCCTTTGAGTTCCGTGCTGATTTGACCAGTTCTGCCGTTGACCAGAACATCCTGGTAGACGAACTGGGTTATGACGCGACATTCCAGCGGCGCGCTGAAAACAGCGATGGTGCCGTTAGCAGCGGCGCTGCGGCAAAAGTCATCACATTCGCCAATCCGTTTTTCACTGGCACCGCAAGCCTTGGCGGGCTAAACGCATACCTGCCTAGCGTTGGCATCACAGCTCAAAACATGGGTTCAGGCGACTTCTTTGAGGTCACCAGCGTCAGCGGCACGGGCTTTACCGTCACGTTCAAAAACTCGGCGGGCACCGCCGTTAGCCGTAACTTCAACTGGAGTGCGGTCGGCTATGGCAGAGGCGGTTAAAGTAGGACATACACTGCCGTTAAGCGGGCTGGCTCATGGCACAAGCTGATTACATCGTCAGTAACGGCACCGGAGCTGCCGTGAGGTCTGATCTCAACGGTCAGCTCGCTGCCATCGTCTCAAACAACAGCGGCGCCACTGCACCAGCCACTACCTACGCCTACCAGTGGTGGGCAGATACGACAACCAATACCCTAAAGCTCCGCAACAGCGCCAATAGTGCCTGGATCGAGATCATGCAGCTCGACGGCACGTTGACGATGGAGGACGGTACGGCGGCACTGCCCGGACTAGCCTTCCGCGACGACCTCGACACCGGCATCTTCCGAGCAGGCACTAATCAACTTGGCATTAGTAGTGCTGGTGTTGAGCGTGTTGAGTTTGGCTCAAGTGAGGTTGTTTTTAACGATGCTGGAAACAATTATGACTTCCGCGTTGAAGGTGACACGAATGCAAACCTGCTATTTGTTGACGCCTCGGCAGATGCGGTTGGCATAGGGACTAGTTCGCCTGAAGTTAAATTTTCAGTTGTAGGAACTGCCGCTGAACCCCCCTCAAGTGGCACAACTGCAAACTCATTACTGCAGCTAAAATCCCAGACCCTTAACACTGAGCTGAATATTGGGTTGCATACAGTCACTGGTAACTATGGTGCGTATATACAAGCATCAGATAATAACTTAGCGGTTCCGTATGGCCTGCATTTGCAACCAAATGGAGGCAACGTAGGGATTGGCACTACGAGTCCGAGTGAGAACTTGCACGTTAGTGGTGCAGGCAGTCAGGTTATACGTTGCGGTACTACGGATACTTCTGGCATAGCGGTTGGAGTCCTTCGCGCATCGTACCTTGGTGGCGGCGGTGGCACCCAATCAATCGTTGATTTAAGAGCCGGAGATGGTTACGCTTTTTTAACAACCACAACAAACACCCCGGTCGTTTTCGGTACTAACACCACCGAACGCGCCCGTATCGACACCAGCGGACGCCTCTTAGTTGGCACGTCTACTGCGCGTGACAAACTCTTTAATGGAACAACATCAGTCAACATTCCTCAACTTCAAAGCGAAAAAGCTGGGGCTGGTCTTTCAAACAGATTCCTGCTTACGGGTAACAACGGAACAGCGCCTGCTAATCCAGCCGCAGAATTTATTCTTGCCAGATCTTACGGTACAGCACTTAACTCATACACAGCGGTTACAAGTGCAGATAGTCATTTAGGCGCGATTTCGTTCCAAGGCGCAGATGGTACGGAGTTTGTAGAAGCTGCAAGTATTCAATGCTTTACAGACGCTGCCAGCGGCGCTAATGACATGCCAGGAAGGCTAGTGTTCTCGACTACTGCCGACGGGGCGAGTTCCCCGACGGAGCGGATGAGGATTGGTAATAATGGGGATAGCGCACTTTATACACAGAACACGGGCGGGACCCTTTTGAACCTGCAGACCGCAGCATCTGCTGGGACAAGCGCTGCACTTATTACTGGAACCCATAGCGCGTCGGGAGTTTTAACCGGGACTGTTTCACTGCGGGTCTGGTCAAATGGAAATATCCAAAACACTAACAACAGCTACACCGGTATTTCCGATATCAAACTGAAGGAAAACATTGCTGATGCTAACTCTCAGTGGGATGACATCAAATCTCTTCAAGTTCGCAACTACAACCTTAAGGAAGGTCAAACCCATCGCCAAATCGGTTTAATTGCCCAAGAGGTTGAGCCGATTAGCCCTGGATTGGTTTATGAAACGCCAGATCGTGATGAGGACGGTAACGATCTCGGCACCGTCACCAAATCAGTCCAGTATTCGGTGCTTTACATGAAGGCGGTGAAGGCGCTGCAGGAAGCAATGGAGCGGATCGAGCAACTGGAAGCCAAAGTTGCTGCTCTTGAGTCAGCTTGATAAGTCCCCTTCGCTAGACACTGCTCGTAGACTGCCCTTACACCGTTAACTCTCATGGCAAAAGCCGCTGAACAAGTCCCAGGCGTTGATTTTCCCTTCACCAACTGGGACATCAACACCATGGAGCGAACCATCGCTGACGGCGTGGTCTATACCGTCCACTACACGGTGACGCGGTTTGAGGAAGGCGAACAGGCTGGCGCCTACGGGTCAATCGGTCTAGAACCGCCCGATCCCGATAGCCTGATTCCCTATGCCGATCTCGACAAAGCGACCGTGGTGGGCTGGGTGAAAGCTAATTTGGGCGACGAAAAGGTGGCGGAGATTGAAGCTGCCCTGTCCACCGCCATCCAGGAGAAGCTGCATCCCGTTAAAACTACTGGCGTGCCCTGGTGACACCGAGGCTAGCAGCGCACAAAAAAACAAGGATCAGCAGCGCGGCAACACTCTGATCCTGACCGATCCAATGGGGGTTGGGTCGATACACTGATTCTACAGCACAGCCCCCAGGAATCGCCACGTGCCCGTCAAGTCCAAAACCGCGCTAGGGCGAATTGAGTTCAAGCCCGGCAAACCAAAGCGCACCCGTCAAGGGCAGGGGCAGCATTCCCTACCTAGTCATGGGCGAAAGAAGATGCGCGGTCAAGGCAAGGGCTAATGTCTTGCGATGACGCCATAATGAGAGCGAAGCCAGAGCCTAGTCGTGGTTGAAATCCTTGCTGCCATCACGGGTGCCAGCATCAGTGTGGCAGCGTATGCGTTCACCGGCATCGCACGGCGCAACGTTGAAAGCCGAGACTCTGTGTTGCGTTTGACCATGGCGGTGGAGTCTGTCGCTGCAAAAATGGAGGAGTTGCACATTGATTTCAAGTCTGACCGCCGGGAGGTATTTGGGAGGCTTAACCAGATGGAGCAACGGTTAGCCAAACTGGAAGCAAAGCCTTAGCCTGAGGTGTCTGCTCTTTTTGTATGACCAACGAACAGCTTGCAGTTGCCGCCGTGGTTGTTGCCGCCGGCTCTGAAATCATTGGCATGTCACCTCTGCGGTCCAATAGCTGGGTGCAACTGCTGATGCAAGGTCTCAAGATCATGTTCCCCAGACGGCGGTGAAAGAACTGCGCCTCATCAAGTTCTTTGAATACTTTGACAAAAAGGATCCGTATCACCGCGCTGCAATTGCACAGTTAGAAGAATGCCTGCCTGACAGCCTGTTCACGCGCAAGAACAACTGGTTCAAGGTTTGGAGTCAGTCAGGCAAGCGCATGGGCTAGGGCTGAAACTTCCTGCCCCAACCTGACTTTGAACCTTCGGGCAACCACCGATATTGCAACATGGCGCGGCTGTACACAGCCTGATTGCCTAGCATCACCGACCCGCTGTAGCCGTCGTTGACGCTGCCGTAGGGATCATTGACGATGAAATCACCTTTGGCTGTCATGCCGCGCACCACCAGCATGTGACCGCCTGTTGGTGCAGACAGACTGCCTCGATGCAAGATGCCAATCACCACCGGGCGCCCTGCCTTCAGTTCTGCTTCCAGGTCGGCAAAACCTAGGTTGGTATGCCATGTTGACTTCAGCCCATACGAAGCCAACAACCTGCCCTGTGCGCCGTGGTCGGTGGTGTCGCCATAGCCGCCATTGATCAGCTTGCGGAGGTAGTCATCATCACCCTTGATCTTGCCTGGCATGAAGAACGCCAAGCACATGGCACAACTTGAGCTATTGCAGGTGCGCTGCGCTTGGGTGAAGTTATCGACTTGGTTGAAGTACGGCACGGCAAGGTTGATGCTGCCATCACCAGCAGGTTCGGGCTTGTCTTCCTCACCGTCTATTTCGTCCCAATGCCCGTTGAATAACCACCAAACACCAAGGTTGTAAGGCAACTCAACCTGCGTGTGCTTGTCCTGCGTGGCAAGGATCTTGGCACCCTTGAATGTCTTGCCCTTGTCAATTTCTGACTTTTCGTTCGCTTCTAGATCACTGCCTGGCACTGGCTCCTTCTTCAGCAACGTGTTGTGAGTAGCAGTCAGATCCGTGGTCTTAGGTGCTGCTACCGCTGCTGCAGAGCAGAACAGATTGACCTCTTCCATCCGGCGACGCACCAAACCTGCTAGACCGTTATTGGTCCAGCGAGGCAGTTCTGCCTTGGCAACAGTGTTGGGGTCTTCCCCTGCATTGAGTCGCCTGCGTAACGTTGATTCCTGCAACGCTGTGTTGCCACAGTTGAATGCAAAGCTGACGAGCGCATCAAACTGGCACTGCTGAAGCGGCACAGTGATTAGCTCATTGACGCCCTTCTCAAACCGCACCAGATCCTTGAGTAGCAAAGCCTCGGCTTCTGCTTGAGTGATGGTTTTGCCTGGTGTGACATGCGGACCCGTGCTGCCGTAACCAATGGTCGGTATGCCAACTGGGCAGATGTAGGTGCTGAGTCTGCAGCCCTCAAACTCTTTGATCAGTGACAGCCCAGCCTTGGAGATCGAAGCCATAAGAACGATGCATCACCTGCAGGCTAGCTCTGTTGTCCGTTCAAACCTTGTTGAGAGCAAAATTCTTGTGGATCCCAACCCGTTTGCGTGTAGCGGCTATGGCGCCGTGTGGGTTCGTTTTGGCGTCTCTGGCTACTGGCGTGCTTGGATTTTAAAAAAAAATACTGTCTTTTATTTGAATTTATGCTTTGATACCGAAAGTAACGCAATCAACGCTGCCGCCAAGTGTTATGGAATGGCACCCGATTGAACGCACGCAAGAAAGCTATTTCTCAGAAATAGCAACGGCAAAAATGCTGGATGACTGGTTGCAACAAGGCGACATCAAAGGGATATACAACGCGGCACTACTGCTTAACACAATGTTGCATCAGCAACGAACAATGACAAAATGGCTGGCAGGTGAGGCTGCTCGCAATCTAGGGCGCCCTGAGCTTGAGGATGAATTGATGCAGAATGCCATTAATGAGTCGGATTGATGCCTGCCAAAAATTGATCAATGTAAAGCTCTGCCTGCCACAAATTATCGGAGTAACGACAGTAGCCACACGCGCAACTTCTGTAGAGGGTGCATGGACCGTCTTTCAGCACTTCGATGTAAGCTCCATTGCTCCTCAAGAGTCTTTCCGAAATCTGCCAATGTTGTTGCATGATCTTGTTTATCAGAGTCCTCGTCATTGTCGCCTTCGTTGTCCTCTGACATTTCTTGAATAACGTCAAGCAAACGAAACGCCCAACATTTTAGATCCGCGATGCCCTCACGAGTGCGCATCAAGTTATCTGATGGCATCTCGCCATTGAGCATAATTTTTTTTGTTGCTGCATCAATCCAGTCTTGATGTGAATCACACATCCACAACAGGATCCTGACATGCCCCTCAGTGAATTCAAATTCAGCTTTTGTGGCAGCCATGGCAGCAAGCCGTTTACGGCGGAACAGGCAAGGAGCGTGTCGTCATGCCTGCATTATGCCTTGAAGTACTTGCGCCACAGCCCTGTGTAGAGGTTGTGCAGCTTGTGCGTGGGCTTGTCCCGCCCATCGATGTAATAAAGGGCATCAATGATGTGCTGACGATTCTGCATCACCAAAACGTCCTCAGCCCCCGGTAGATCTGGCACTGTCTGCAACAGATGAGACACGAGGGCTGCCTGTTTCGCGCTGATTTTTTTCATAGGTCAATCTCCGTGTCAATAAAGAGTTGAGCAAAGTACCGTCGCTTGGCGTAAGCCACCATCAATTGCCGATCAATCTCGGGATTGGGATGTATCGGCGGTGGTGGCGGTATCAAGGGTTTGAACCGGTCTGGTGTGTATCGCCGCATTTTCAACATGCCTCAATCCTTCTTTGGCAAAACAAAAGTTCGACGCCCTTTACCAATAACAATCTGCGTTGCATCAGGATGGCGGTTGAGCAATATGCGCCTTGCATCTTTCTTGTCAAGAGCACGTAAGCAACCGCGTAATCGCTGTTCATTAGGCGTAAACAGTTCATAGTCAAACATGCGTGCATTTGCTGCATCGCATTTTGACAAGCCTGCCCCCAACTGCGTGTTGACTGTTTTAGGAAAAAGGGCGTCAAGCTCATTCTGCATCTTTGACTTTGTAGTAGTCACCGATCATTTGTTGATTTGAGTCAAAAAAACATTTTGAGATTGCATCCGCTTGTTTGACTGACATGTCGATCTTGGCATTTGACACCATCATGACCAAAGCCTGCGTGCGCTGCATCTCGCCACGCAAAATCTCAAGGGCTTGTTCTTTGTTCATCAGAACACAGGTACGTCGTTGACTGTTGGCTCAGGCTTTCGCGCCCAGACCCTGCCGCTGATGTATTCAGTGCCCGATGGTGCTCGTTGATCCCATGCGGAAACAGGAATCTTGATTACGGTCTTGCCGCCGTAACCTTCTTCACCAGGGTGCGCGGTCAAGTACTCAGCAAGTTTCATTGCCTCAGATAGTTCAATTTCGATGCTCCCAGTTTTGTCAGGAGCCTTTTCACTTTTCTTTTCCTTCACGTCAAACAACGTGAGCTTGGCGTCAAACGCGGATTGGAAATCAGTCATCTTGTGGTTCAAGAATTGCGTAGTGGGACTTGATAATCTCGTTGGCAAGGGAAGAAACAGTGACCCTGTGTGCGGTGTTGTAACGGAGCTGGACCTCGCGTTCCATCATTGACAATGCCTCAGGATCAAGGAGGACTTGTACCCGCATTTTGTTTCCTGCGGGAGTCGCCATCACCGCTTCAGGTTAGGTTTGCTGTTGAGGTCATCAATACAGCTTGTGAGCTGATCAATGGTCATCTGGGCAAGTTTGCTGCCGTTCTCGTCAAGATCCCACTTTGTTGCCTTATCGGCAATCCATGCGACCTGCTGAATACGGTCAAGCTTGTCTTGTATCAGATCAACACACTGATCAATCAACTGCTTTTTGATGTTTTCCTCGGTATCCGCAGAAGGCGCAACCTTGGTTGGCTCTGTCGTTGGTGCAGATACCTTACGTTGTCGGGCAACTCTTGGCGTTGTCTGTTGAAGCTGAATTTCAGGTTGAGTTTCAACTGTCTCAGCATTTGACGAAGTTTCGATCTCCTCTCGCGCCCAAAGCGCATAGGCGAGAGCAAAGATGCCGCAAGCTGCAGAGCAGATCCCACGACGGTGCGAATCCGTGATGTTACGGCTCGTGATCTTGTCGTAGGGAATCGGGATGTTGCGCGAATCAGTGATGGCATAAATCCAGATCGGAGTTGTGTTGGTGCCATTGACAAACTGAATACATAGGTAGCCAGTGCCGTCAGGCGCCTTGTGGACGTAACCCGAGTCATCGGCAGTAATCAGCTCTGGTAGCCAGCCATTGGCGTGCTGGTTAATGAGCTGCATGACCTTTGCCCACGGGACGTAGTCAGCGGCGTAGGAGCCAGTTCCTTTCTGCTTGATGTCAGCAGAGGTAATGACTCCCGCCAGGTTGGGATAGACGGGAGTACTTGACATCAGGCGTTCGCTTCAACCTCCTCAATACCCTGCTCAAGGATTTGCCGCATCGCAACGGCTGCTGGGATGTTGTGGCTCTTGGCGGCGTTTTTGATGCGTGAGTAAAGGTCAGGCTCAAGCTGCAGCATCACAGTTTTGAGCGTGGTGGCTTTGGCGGTCAGTTGAATAGCCATGGGTACTAATGGAGTACGTTGGTACGATACCCGCTTTGTCAAGTCTGGGCTGCGTCTCAAACTGGATGTTTGCGATTGTCTACGGTAACTTGCGGTAACCTCAGGTAACCGTATTTTGGGTCACCTCGACGCACCTCATGGAACTCGAAGTAACCTCAGGTTCTGACGCCACAATGGTCATCAAGTTGACTTTGGACGCCTTCACAGCCGAAAAACTGCTGATCAAAAAACCCAGATCCCTTGCAACAGCTACATTTTGCGCCCTTTTGATTGAGCAAGCACTTGACATGCCCTGTACGCTGGCGGAGCGAGCGGAAGCGAGCGTAGCCTCTAATCTTCTTTCTTCTTCTTTAAAAGATAAATCTAATAAAAACATATGTAAAGATCTTAGCTCGCGTAAATCTCGCAAAAAACCTGACTACACGGACGAGTTTTTAGCTTTTTGGAACGAGTATCAAAAGGCACCGACGAAGGCGATTGGTCAGAGCAAGCACAAGGCTTTTGATCAATGGCGTGATGCCGTGAAGCACGAAGCCCCGGAGAGGCTCGTGGAAGCCGCTAGGAGGGCGGTGGAGCTGGTCACGCAGGCGAAGCTGCAGGATGAGTGGTGCGCCCCCCTTCCAGACGCTTTCAGGTGGCTACGAGACGAGCACTACGCCGTTCACCTTGAAGGTCACGTCCCCGCTGGTCCCCGGATCATCAATGGCTACACGGTGTACGAATGAAGCTCTACGCACCTGAATTTGCTGGCATGTACATCTGGGCGACGGCTGACCCCAAGTCCAGCAAGCCCAGCTACTCCCCGTCAAAAAGCACGACAGCACCACCAAACGCCGTGTATGGGCATCCCTTGGGTCGTTTTGATTCCGACGGCTGCTACTGGACGTTTGTGCCCATGACTGGCAACGAAGACCCAAATAGCCCCCTGTCCAGTCGGTTTGCCAAGCACCCGCTTGCTGAGCAGGAGAAGGCGCAGGCAATCAAGGAAAAGGTTTGGGGATCACTCAACTCATTTGGTTCTTACAAGGAGACTGACTTTTGAATATTTTTTACGTTGATTATTTTCTTGACAACAACTCTGTTGCAAAAGCAACGAGAGAAGCAAATCGCAGGCAGCTTGCAAATCAAACAATTGGCTTGAAAGGACGAAACTCTGCACCGGATTCTGGTGACATTTCCTTGGCAATGCACGTCCTAGGCGCTAAAGGAGAACTTGCTGTTGCTCAATATTTAAACATTGAACATGAAGTTTTCAAAGACAAAATTCCAACAAGAGGTTCTGTCGATCTACCACCAAATATTGATGTAAAAACGCGTTCAAAGCACTGGATGGATCTTGTTGTACAACTTGACGATAATCCAAAAAAAATATTTGTTCATGCAACCTGTGAAGATAATTTTGTTCGTCTCCATGGCTGGACTTATGGTGAACGTGTAATGAAAGATTTTTTCAGAAAAGACCCCGCTGGCGGTCGTCCCGCTTATTTTGTTCGTGCATCTGTTTTGCATTCAATTTCACTTCTAAAAGATTTTCTAATTGACCTTGGTTACGCAAAATGAAACGCACTTTTGATTATTCCTCTGCTATCAAAATTCTTCGCGACGGCATCACGAAAGGTTATTGGACCCTAGAAGACCTCGATACACCACCACCCGGCACCGCAGAAAACATCAAAGACTACAAGCGCTTTCTCGCCACAACCGGTTACGTCGGTTCTGTTCCTGAATACAGAAACCTGCTCCGCGATGCTGCTAAGCCGCAGGCAACCCCAGAGGACGACTTCATTTTATGAGATTGGTTAATCTGTTACAGACATGCAGTCTTCGCTTGCCACTGCAACGCCTGCCACTGATTCAACGCAATCCAGTAGGGCAACCGCGTTACTACTGGAATGAGGCGCGTCCTGACCTGCGTTACTTCAGTGTCACCAGCATCCTTTCGGCAACACAGTCAGAAGCTACAAAGATTGCACTCAGGCGTTGGAAAGCAAAAATTGTCGCTGATGGTGGTGATCCTGATGAAACCCTGCAGCAGGCAGCAAAACGCGGCTCTGCCATCCATGACTGGTTTGAGCAATTTCTCCTAAATAAATCACCTGACATCCCAGAAGCCGTAGCCCCGTGGTGTCAAAACATTATTAAGGCGCCCTTATGGAACAAGCTGGATCATGTGATCTGCACAGAACATCAGGTCTGCAGTGACGAGGGCATTGTGCCGTTCGCTGGCACTCTTGATGCCTTGGTCAAGTTGAACGGTGAATTTTGCTTGCTGGATTTAAAAACAAAGGCACCAAACAAAACCAAGCCAACAAAGCAGATCAGTGATGAGGCAATGTGCCAGATGCAGGCGTACCGTCAGTGCCTGCAAGAAAACTATGGCATCCAAGTCACCAGATTCCTTGCCCTGTACGTCTTCCCTGATCAGCCCTCTTACCCGGTAGCCGCCGCAGGCGATGACCTTGTACGGCATGAGACGCATTGGACTCAGCGAATTCAGGCGTATGCCCTTCAAAACGCTTGACACCTACCGCTAGGGGTGTAGAGTATGTGAGTGCCAAGGGGGGCTTCCCAATCGTCGCCTCCCTCAACGGCACCCTGATCGCCAAGATCACGGACGACTTTGG